AAGGCTGTAAGGTTATTAAAAGCTTCTGAGTTAATCCTTTTAAGTTCCCCATTAGATAACATCTCAAAATCAAGTTAATAAATTAAATTTTGGGCGGTCTTGCCAGATTCGCTATTTCAGTGAGATGATTGAAAACGACGAGATTCTTATCTCGTAAAAAAGCCCCGAGCGGCAACTCAGGGCTTTCATTTTTTCACAATAAGGAGACCTTATGGATCCGGATACGCTCCAAGGTGTTGCAGCTATTATTGGTTCACTAGCAACACTAATCCTTGCGCTTAAGAGCAAGCGCTAAACCTCCAATCCTCTGAGGTGATCACACTCACTTCAGAGGTTTTGGACCAAAAAAGTCCAAATTCAAATCAAGTGTAAGTAAGCTTACATATCAAGTCAACAACACTTACCATTGAAGCCCTGTGTGAACGTGCCAAAGATTTACTGAATACATGTTCCGCTTCCTCGAAGCGATTTTCGCAAGCTCAATATCACTTCTTGCGGCGAGCGGTCATATCTTGATAGGAATGTTTTGCTGCAATATATCCGATGGTTTCTCACGCTGTCCGCAAGTGAATATCCGCTTAGTGTCTTCCCAAGTAACCTGATAAACGCAGTCACCCAAAACCTCAAATTGATAACCAATATTAACCAAGTCCAAATGATCAAAACTAAACAACTTGTCAGTACCATCGTATACATCTATGTAAATCTTATAGAACGTTAGATCACGGTTTAGCTCCGCCGCATATTCCAACCTACTTGTATAAGCAATTTGCTTAGCGTACCCAGTGATATAGAAATCAAAGTCTTCCAATGGCCCAAAACCTGATACTTTCTTCTTAGAACTTACTGACACTTGAGTGCTATTTGGTAAAGGCGTGCCTTGAGGAATTTGCACTTGAACCGCTTGCTCAGGAACTGAATTAACAGGCTCCTTATCACCAGAAAACCAAGCCCAGATATTAAGTGGTAAACCAATGCCAAACAGTAATGCCGTACCGACAACAGGCCATCGTTTCCAAAATGGACGAATATCCTTTGCTTGGGCTTCCTGAACATGCTTATTTGATTGAGAATGGCTTTTATAAAACGGAAAATACTCTGGTTTGTAAGAACGTATTGACGTATTCACCACCTCACCATTGCAACCATCTTGCACCTTTTTCGTGTATGAATTGCTCGAACCCATAGCTGTATTTTTCGTGCATCGATAGGTCACTTCAATCATATCCTTAATATCTCGATGCACTTTGCGGATGTTCTGCGTAAGCAAAATGATATCAACACCGTAGTGACGATGTATCGAGAACCATTCAAGAATCGCAGCAGGAAGTCCACGCGATGGCAAACTCATATGAGCCTCATCAACAACATACAAAGGCCCCTGTCCTTTCTCGTTTCGCCATTCATCAGAATAATCTTGAATTTGACTAAATGGACGACTCGTAGAACCAAAATCAGTCAAACGACCATCAACTATCTTGATTAAGTCTCGAACGTCTTCACCAAATATCTTTACGAACCATTCGATATTTAAAGTGATATTGGTAATGACTTTGCGACCTTCCTTTATAGCTGGAATGATGTGATAAGCGACAGCCTCGTAAGTTTTGCCGCCTCCTGGTCTACCTGCTATTGCATAAATCATGAGCCTAACCTCGTAAACGGAATCAATTGAAGCAATAAACGAATAGTGATAGCTGCGAGAATGATAGAAAGGCACTGAGGAACACCAACCGCAGCAAAGACCCAAGAAACTGTTGGAGGAATGCTAGTCATATACTGACTCATATCAACAGGAGCAAACAAAGAAAAAACCGCAGGAAGTACCGAATTAACAGCACTCATTACTTGATCAATAACCCAAAAGAAAAGATCTTTAAGCATGTCAACCAATGAGATCAAGAGCTGATAGAGGAACACCAACAGCTTGTTAAATAAATCGACTAACCATTCCATATTAACCTCCGAAGATGATACGACGAGCAGCAAAGATTGACGTCATAATGAGACAGGCACGAACAAAGCCAAATATCCAATCAAAATTGATGTAAGTCTCGAAACTAAAATCACCAAAGAACGGGACAGGAAGAACAAAAGATGGTCGCTTAGCATTGGATAAATCCATCTTTCCAAAAGAATTAACAAAGTTATTGATGGTATTATTTTTGAGATTTTCTAACTGCCCTGACACCAAACCACCTAAACCATTAGGATAAGCCGACTGATAAAATCCCTTGCAGTTTTGGGACTCGATACACGTCCCACCCGTACCAGCGCCAGAAGTGTCCGTATTGGCAATGCCGTCTAAAGTGTCAGATATACCGGATATGTCCTTGGCAATCCCATCCATTGCACCCGCAATTTTTTCAACATCGTCACCAAGACCAACAACCGCATTGGTGGTTTTGTTTACAGCAGAAGTAATATCAGCGTTAGCCTGTTGGATTAACGCCTTAGTGTTTTCATAGATTTTGTTATCGTTGATTTGTTGCTTTTGAATGGCTTGCGTATTGGTAACCATCGACGCATTCAGTGCAATGATTTGATTTTGAACGTCAGCACTAGCTTTATTGATGTCGATGTTCATATCATTTAGCGCTTTGTTAACATCCGAGTTCAAACCTTTAATAGCATTCAATACTGCCATGTCTGTTGAATCATCAGTATCAGGATCTTCAACATCCGGCTTTTTCTCAGTATCCGGTGGAATGACTGTGTTAGTTGAGCCATCTGGCAATACGCTTGGATCTTCAATATCAACCGTTGGGTCGTTAGGGTAATGAGTTGGGTTATCGGGAATAATAGGAGTATCAGGGCCATCTTTTCCCCAGAAAAGCGTGCCACCTTCACATTGATTGCCCGTGAACTGAAAATTACCGTGACATAATGTGTTTTGAGTCCATTGACCAGACTCAACATCCGTGCATAGCGTCGTATCACTAGGAACGCGCTCTAATTCGCAACGTGTCGCATCAGCATCAAATGCGCCATAACATGCGCCAGTAACCTGTTCGCCATAGACATAAGCGACCCACTGTAACGATTTAATTTCATTAATGGATTTTTTAAACTGGCAAGCATCCATACAGGTACCGTCAGGATTCTGCCCAAGTTCACAGACCGATTTGCAACGTAAGGTTGAGTGATCAAATTCGCTATTGGCAGGACAACGGACAGCATCATAATAAAGCGTAAAAGTACCGGAAGAGCCTGAGCCGCAAGCCGTGCGAAACCTAGGATTATCTACTGACCCGATGCTCTGAAATGTGCAGCTTTCGCCCTCATAATACGAACCCGGCGCAGTAAAACATTTGTTCATCTCATAAGGATCAACCCAATCCCCTCTAGACGCACAACCACGCCAATACACATTAGTCACATGAGCTTCTAATGCATACGTATAATTACTAGCCCATAGAATAGCAAAGACAATAAAAAAACGAAGATAGTGATTCATTGTACAAAACCAATAAAAAGGGAGCCGAAGCCCCCTTATCCTCTAAAGTTTTGAGAGGCCACAAATCCAGCCATGCCACCCAAAAGCACAAAGACGATGAGAATGACATCGTGAAGAATGGCCAACATAAACTTAAGCCTTATTCACAGCGCGCTTAGCAAGAGTGATCGACTTGTAAGCCATAGTGATGCCAACAATAAGCAAACCAGCAGCACCAATTTTCACAGCAACGCCTGAAAGGTCGATTGCTGAAAATGGGTCAGCCGCACCACTCTCAGCAAAGGCAGGAAGAGAAAGCGCAGCCACAGCCATTGTTACAGCGCCACGTTTTGCGAATTTCTTCGCTTTATTGATGTATTTCATAAGCACCTCAGAGAAGTTTGATTAAACGAATTGCCATTTTGATGGCATAGGTAGAAATGAAGCCCCCAAAGAACACCAAGGAAAAACCAAGGCCGAACATTTGAGTGGCTTCAGGGCCAGTAACCTGAGTGAAGTCCATAAGCGAACCGTATTCTTGAGCCGTAACCATGACGTAACCGCTACAAGAAGCAGCATCAACCTCAGGAACGACAGCAATAAAACCGTCAGCGTTTGGAAGTGCGCACACAGGCATAATTAAAAACCTTACTTAGCTTTATCAGACGCAGGATTGTCGAACAGGCTGCGAATGACTTTAAAATCGCAAACCAAGTTACGGCGCGGGTCTTCTGGGTCAGGTTCGTATTCGAACTCAACAAGAGCCGGACACATAGTAGTTTCGAACTTAGCTAAAATTGCTGGATTAGGAATGAAAGGAACCTCTACGGATTCGATACCAAACGCGATTTGTGATCCTTTTTCGTTTTCCCATGGTTTCAAAGCCTTACCAGCAAACAAACGACCAATTTCATATTGCTTACCCGACTCTTTACCGACACCCTTTGAATAAGTTCCACCTGTTAGAACGTAACGAACAGCCATGCTAATTCTCCATTATCTCTTTGATTATGTGTTTGTATGTATCAGGCAAGTTAAGCAAATCCCCTTGCGTTTCCTTGGATATCAGAAGCCCAAAGACTTTCTCCAAATCACCATCCAAGTACTTAGCAATATCCGCCAACGTACGACCAACTTGACGACGAGCCCAACGAACGCGCCCGTGCATATCGAGCGCAACCTGTTTCTTTTTTGTAACCACCTTTACAGGTGAGCTTGCAACGATTGATGCGCTGTAAGCACAAATGCCAGCGAAATAACCACTAATATTTAGCAGCACATCAATCGGCATATCTTTCAATTCACATTCACTACGAAACCAAAACATATCGAGACCAAGCTGGGCTGCCTTGTTATAGATTCGCCAGTAAATGCGAGATGAACGGTTGCCCACCTCGAATGATTCATTGATGACTTTTCCTGAAGCCTCCGCGAAGTAACGTTCGCCAGCGCTAGGACTGCGGCCTTTATCCGAAGTTCTAAAAGCATTATCGGCGTAAGCCTTTTTTGCATAGTCACGACCAAACATGCCGTGAAAGTCATCGACAGCAAGATCGATTCGAGAAAGGCGATTGCAATCGAGAAGCTGTAACCACCAATGCAAACGAAATGCACTTGTGTGTTCAAAAAGATGTTTGCACCCTAGCCCCTCGATTTGGAAATAACAGGTTCCACGGTTACCACCTAAAGCAACAAATCCAACATGTTTATTAGAATGCTTAGTCATCAGGTGGCATGAATCTTCGTAACCATACAAACCCTTACCACGCCAAGGTGACATACGAAGACCAAGAACGTGCAAACAAAAAACCTCCAAACGTTCCATCATTGCGACGTTCCACTGTTGTTTGTATCGCTCGATTAACTTTTCTTTCTGCTCTGGAGTTTTAGCCATGCGGTAATTCGGCTTAGGAATTGGAGCCCAGAAAAGAGCCGAAAGGTCTGACTTGTGAGCATGACGCAAAGATGAGTAAGGGATTGTCCAAGACAAATAATCAACAAACACAAATGGACTTGCATTAGTATCGATTTGCAATTCATCTGGAGTGAATACCTGTTTCTTCATGTTCCCTAAAAACCTGTCAAGTCCAAATAACAGGGAAAACATATCCCCAAAAATTGGGATTGTAAAGTCATGTTCAAAAAAACAGTGATTATAATGTGCAAATAATCACAACCTAGATAAGGTTTTCGTATGTTTAGAACAAAAATTCGTGATTTAAGGTTAGAAAAAGATTTAAAGCAAGAAGATGTAGCGAACGGCATTGGCGTTGGAAAAAACACATATCTAGCGTACGAAAAAGGAACGCAATCACCAAAGCTAGAAACTGTAGAAAAAATAGCGCAATTCTATGGAATCCCTCTAATAGAACTCTTTAGCGAAGAAGAAGCGCATATAGACGAAAAACTAAAATCAAAGATGAGAATGATCGAAAGCTTAGATGAATCTGAAAAAGAGTCTCTGTTAATTGTAATGGAGGGATTGTTAATGAGGAGCAAGAGCCGAAAGATTCAAAGAGAGTTTGCTAAGACTCGATAGCGCTCAAAAACTGACGAGATACGCTTACAAATACACGGCGAACACTGATAATTCAGTGGAATTTACCCCCGTAATACTAGACGGGGGTTTAGCTCCGCTTTTAGGTCCCTCCCGCAAAGCGGGCCCCTCCCAAAATGCTCGCTCAAACGATAATCTGCAATCGGTATGTTAAAAAATGACATACTGGTATGTTATCCATGCCTTAATTCGCATTATACGCTTTTTATGTTACGGGCTATCTCTTCAAAGCGATTCTCTCTCCTATCATGTACGCAGCAAGCTGCGACAATGAGAAAGTCTTTCGCCCACCCTTTGCGCGTTCTAGGCCTACGGCAAACCACTCAACATAAACACGAATATAATGCGCACT